ACTGATGTCGGAAGTTGGGCTGGCAAAGTGAATTCAAGCGTAAGTGCGGAACTTGAGATGTTTAGGTTTGGCTGGACATCAACATCCCCAACATCTGTGTCGCGTTGGATTGCTATTGTCGTGTCTGTTGAGAATGAATCGTCAAAGATAACCTCAAAATGCGATCCATATTTTACCGCAAATGGATCACCGAAATTAAAGTCCTTTGTTCGTACATAAGATTCGTAGTTAAACACGCCAGTTGATGTGGTTGTAGTCGTACCAGCAGTTGTCGTGTAAACTCCATAATCTTGATAATCTGCGGTTGTTACCTGGGCTGATGTCTTATATCCGCTATACCTAGTGATCTGTCCCGTTGTCAATTTCATCATCAGCCGCAAGCCTTGGTCTTGGAAGTTGGTCAACGCAAATTGCATTACATCTGGAGTCCAAGTTCCCTCAAATGCCCCAAGGATTGTGTTGTACACAATGATTGTATCGTTAAAATCGTTTGCTCCAGTGGGTATCGCAAGGAAGTATCTGTTTTCGTAAAAGTGAGCTGTAGCTATGCCTATCTTGGAAACATTGATTTCTTGGATGACATCCTTGACTATCTCTGACAAAGGAAGACCAACAGATGTAAAATCGTCTGCGACAGAACGCACAAGCGACCTAATGCCATCGTCAGAAAGAAAGAATATGTCGCTGTTCACCTGGACAGCAGACTGTTCCGCCACGCATCCAGTGTTGTTTGAGATTAACTCAACCGTCCAATCGGCGGCAGTAGTTGCATCTGGAGGTATTGTTACCTGGAATATGCGCCTCTTTTTGAATACAATAATTCTATTCTGGTAGTATTGAACAATCGCAGTAATCTCATCTCCGTCATCTGCGTTGACAACAATGCTGTTTGTTGAATCCCATATAGAGGCATCGAGAATATCAGAAGCATAAAGCGTGTTGCGATTTGAACTAGATCCAACCCCAAACAACCTATTACCAGTATTTATCAAAAGTCTTAAATTTAGCGGAGGAGGACTTACCGTTGCCGTGGCTGTAGCTCCAGCCCCATCGCCAATGATTGCAACTGTCGGCGCGCCTGAGTAGCCAGATCCTCCGTCAGAAACAGTAACGCCAGTAACTGCTCCTCCAGCAACAGTTGTAATTAGCGTTGGAAGTGTACCACCCCAATCTGGTCCTGTGACAACTGCCGTTGCGCTTGTATATCCAGTGCCTGCGGTTGTAACTGTGATCGCCCTAACCTTGCCGCCTTGTCTTGTTGTGATCCCAGTGCCACCCGTGGAAGCTCCATCGAAAAAGTAAAGAGGACCATCCGCATCGGCCATGTACATCTTGTCGTTAAACTGAGCCATGCTTACCTTGACATCATAATTTGTAGCAAATCCATCAGCCCATTGCTGATTTTCATTATCCCAAATGCGTGTCGCCCCAGTAAAATTATTCCATATTTCATCGGCTGGACGCAGTTGCGCATTCCCATTTGAATCAATTGTGTAAAGCCTGCCCTGCGTAACCGCTATAAGTCTTTCGGATTGCGATGTATCGTAATACCGCATTCCGCCAATTGAACCCAGTTGACTTGTAGCTGTGGTGCTAAAGCTTGTAACGCCCTTGCGTGTTTCAAGACTACCCTTTGGAGATAGGGTCATATTGACCAACTGTTGAACTTGATTCTCTGCCAATAGGTCAGATTGTAAACCGCTGGCTTGACCGCCAGAAAAACTACGGATTCCGTCAAACGCCAGAAGATCGTCTAAATTGTCCGAGTAGTACGGCACAATGACTCCTTTAGGCCGAGAACATTTCTTCGATGGTTAGCTCGCCAAGACTCTGAGGAGTGATTTGCTTCACGCCACCAACTTGGCTCAACTCGTAGTTAGCCATAGCAGCAAGGTCAGAATTTGCTCCCTGCGTGATAGCTTGTGCCTTGGCATACTGCCGTTCACGCTCAAGTGCGTCGGCGTGGGTCAAAGCAAGAACCAAGTGATGAACGTGAGGCAAACGAAGCTCGTCATCCAATGCCGCTTGTGCTGGAGGAAAGTCAACAATAATGTTTGTGCGGGTAAGGCATTTTAGCTTTTCAACAACACGCAATGGGATTGTTCCAGATGTGGCAAGCCTTGGGTAAAGATTTAGCTGGGCAACTCCACTGCTGTTTCGGCCTGTAAAATGGTAGGTATCTGGATCGCCAGTACGCGCATCGTCAAGCAAGCCTGGGTCTTGGCTGATGATGGTGGCTAGGTCAATTGGATCAACCTCGGCATCATTATAAGCCACCGAAAGAGGTGTTTCTACATTTGTACCAAGAGTGATTGTTCTGCTTGTGCCAACCGAATAGGTGGAGTTGGTTACAGTTTCACGCCAAGGCGCAAAGTCCCATACGCGCCGATAGGCTAGGCTTGCAGCCTTCTGCAAGAAGGTAAGCGTATCCGAGTCGGTCTTGCCAACCTTCTCACCAGCGTACTGAGCGATTTCAGTTAGGGTCATAAATTAGACCCTAGTATGGAAACCTTTGCTTGATTTCCTCTACCTTAGAGAGCCATTCGGCTTCGGTAGATTCCCCGCGCTGTGATTTGAAGAAAAGAGGATCAGATTCAGCGCGATACGCACTTGACCTGTTCTCCTTGGCGATTTTCATTGGCTCTTCAGAAACAAGGCGGTTGTACTCGCTGACAATCTGCTCCTCTGTTACTGGGGCTTGCGATGGCTTGATCCATGTAACAACACCACCAATGCCAGATCCAACGATGGAAAACTCGGCATCTGGAATAAGCGAAAAAATTGCGTCTGCTTTTGTTGTCATGCCGCTACCTCCATAAGAATCATTCTTGAATTACTATTGCCATCTTGAAATATAACTTGTCCTGAACTTGTTACAAGATGTGCTCTTCCCTGCGTCTTGTATGTACACAAAGACGTTGTTCCTGGGGAGTCAAGCTTAACTGTGCTTGTAATTCCTCCAATTGCAGTACTTGTTGCTCCTCCTGCTGCGATGTATGCCGATTCATATCCTTGATTCAAAGTAGTAATACTGGTTGATGTTGTTCCAATAGTTCTTACTATTGTAGTTGCATGGCCCTGCGCGACGCCTGATCTGGTCGATATTCCGTTTTGATATACCATAACAAGTATATTGCTTGAAGAGCTTGTTGGTGTGATTGTCCCAGAAAGACCTGTGTCTGTTAAAGTTACTGAAGCAACAGTTGTCGGAGTTGTGGAAGATGATTCAACTACTTGTAGTATCTTGCCACCCAATGAAGTGCCAATGGTTGTAATTCTTCCCTTCGCATCAACTGAAATTGTTGGAATAATTCCAGATGTTCCGTAGGTTCCTGCCGTTGCACCAGTTGTTGAAAGAGTTGCTGTTCCTTGGCTAATTGTAAAGTCACCAGCAAGGGTTGTGGAAAGATTTCCAATAGTTCCAGTGGTGCTGTTAAGTGTAGCAATAGTTCCAGTGGTGCTGTTAAGTGTAGCAATAGTTCCAGTGGTGCTATTAAATGTTCCAATTGTTCCAGTACTCGCCGTCAGCGTCTGAACTGTTCCGTTGGTGATATTGGCCGCAGTAGATGTAGTTGTTCCAGCCGTTAGCGTGGGAATAGTACCGCTTGCAATCGTGCCATTCGTAATTGTACCATTTGTAATCGTACCATTCGTAATGGTCGCACCAGTGCTGAGAGTATAATTCCCTGTTGCGCTTGTGTATTTCAAATTAACGGCATTTACATTTGTATACGTACTTAAAGTCAGCGCATCTTCAAACAATTCGTTTACAGTTACAGACCTCGGAGCATCGCCTGCTGTGAGATCGGAGTCTGCAATCAATAGCTTATCCAAGCTACCAACCGAAGTCATGGCTGTCTGATCGGTAATCAACGCCTGGTAAATGTCCGTCCCGTCAATAAGATTGTGCAACCCAGCAGCGGTAACCGTTCCGTTGGTTGCAAACGTCTGCGAGCGATTGAATTTGATTGCCATATTAAGCTGTAAACCTCAGTGCGGTTGCGAAGATTGTTCCTGCAGGAATTGTCCCTGCGGTTGAACCTTTTCCGATTATGTTGTATTCGACAACATCCGTTGCTATCGGAAAGAAACTTGTTGAAATCAAAGCTCCAGTGCCAGTGGTTGATCCAAGGCTATTGATCGAAGCAATCACAATGTCGCCAAGCTGACATGGCAACCCAAATGTGCCAATTGTCGTATCGTTGGCAGTGTGTGTCTGAACCGTTGCGCTAGTAAAGGCAAATGTGCCATAAGAAACATTTGTTATTTTTGGACCAGTGCTACTCGTTGCAACTTGGAGAGTGCCAACCGTGGCAAGCCCAGTATTGTTAATTGTCGTAGAGGCAATTGTGCCAAGCGTATTTGTTCCAGTCGAAGATGTGAAACCAGTTGCAAAAGTTGTAGCTCCATTGATTCTTGGAATTGTCGCACTGCTGATTGTAGCCGTGCTGATTGTAGCCGTGCTGATTGTGGCCGTGCTGATTGTGGCTGTGCTGGCTGATAACGTGCCAATCGTAACTGTGCCAGTGGTTGCAGATACGCTTGAGCTAAAAGTTGCGGCTGCTGTCACGCCGAGGCTTGAGGACAAAGTGCAGGCTGCAGTTACAGCCAAACTGGAAGATAGTGTGACCGCACCAGTAACAGCCAGACTGGATGACAGAGTAGTCGCGCCCGCTGCATTAAATGTTCCTGTGCTTTGAACTCCGTTAATTCCAACAGAAAGAGCAGATGAGGTATTGTCACCGTCTGTAATAACTTCAATTCCGCCAGCCGAAGGCAATCCACCAGTCCCAAGTGTCTTCAGGAGCTGTGGATAGCTGGTGGCAATGTTCTGTGTTCCAAGTGTGGGCATTTAGTCTCCTAGTTAGAAAGGCGGTTTTTAAGGACATCCCAGGCCATTGAGCAAGCAAGCCCTATTAGCCCAGCTACAGCCAGAACCTTCGTCCGCAGGTGTTCTAGCGCACTCAATCTATTAGCAACATCCCCGTGAAAAGCAAGTGACCTTTCAACCATAGCGTAAAGCTGAACTTGACGCTCTTCCATCCTAGCGAGCCTAACTTCCATATTCCACACTTGTTCTTCGCTCATGGCTTAGTTGCCCCAAGATCAGATGCAGCACCCATGTCACTGTAGCGTGGAAGGGCGTTGTTGTCTTCGTGCTTTGGCGAGCAGGAGGCAAAGGCGAGGCAGAGGATGGTGATGGTAATTAAATTCATTACGGAGTTGTGCTGATGACGAGTGTGCCAGATACGGTTAAATCACCCTGCGAATTAACCCATCCAGTTGTCGGAAGCGATGTTGGTAATGCAGTATTTGTTGCTACTAAAGCAGCTTCGGGACTGCTTTCACCAATTGCATAAGTTCTAAAATTCCATTGTCCATCAAAATAGTTAACAGATCCAACGTTGTATACATCCTGCCAATATCCAGGTATGTACAGGGTATATGGACTATACAAAACCCCACCAGAGAAATAGCCTCCATCCGCAAAAGTCAATCCAGAAACATATATTGTTGGTGCGGTAAGTGAAATCCCGCTGGGTGCGGCTCCACCTCCACCAACCTTGCGGATGTTTTGTACTCCTAGTCCTAGAGATAGTCTTGGCATAAAATCACAATGCAATCACCCGCCAAGGGATAGAACCTTTGGCGATGTGATTACTTGAATCATTAACCAGCTATGTAGCCGATCACCCTGCCAGTTCCAGCCGTGTAGCTGTTGAACTCGCCGTAGATGATGTTGCCAGATCCAATCGTAACGCCTGTCAGAGTACCATCAAATTTACCACTAATCGTGCTAAACGTGGTATCTGCAAGCATCTGGATCGCCCAATAGCCAGCAGGAGCTGTTCCTTGTGTCCCTACGGAAAATCCGTATTGACCCTGGAATTTATCTAATGCGCGTGACATTAGCTGTGTAGCGCGATGCGATAGCTCGTGCCGTTAAGAGTCACGTTCAAGGACGCAGGGGCTGTTGCAACTGTGTTAACAGTGCCACCGCTGGAGCTTGCCGTGAACTCAATTACGTTGGCAAAGTTAGATCCGTCAATACGAACGGACTTATTCTTCGCCTTAATTGGACTGCGTTGAAACTCAGATGCCATATTTTTTTCTCCTTAAAGTCGCACGTTTGATGCTATCTGGCGTGAACTTGCTTTTGAATCTACTGCCAAGCTTTTGTTCCTGGCGGTAGTACCCCTTCATTAAGTTTGTTTGATTTACCCCAAGCGGATTGTCGAGGGGTTCGCCAACCCCCACTAGGGATAATCTTTGCGGGACGGTGAATCTTTTAAGGTAACGAGGGACAGAATCCCTTTCGGCCACAGCCTTTTCCAGTTCGACAACTTTCCCATTTCTGGTGTCCTCGTACTGGTAAACAGGCATTAGCTATAGTTTTCCTTATCCGACTCTTCGGCCAGCTTCATCATACGGTCTTCTTCGGATTCTTCGGGTTTAACGGATTCTTCTTCGGGTTGTTCAGCCATAGCGTTGTTTACACGCACCATAGCCACACCACCTTCAATTCTCTCCACTACACCTTCCAATTCCACCATGTCTCCAGCTTCTGGTGTTGCGTTTTCTTCGCCTTCACCTAGCTCGAACATAGAGATCGGCAATTTAACCAATCCTTCTTTCATAGCTGGTTTCTCCTTGGTGGAAGAGGCTGGGGAGGTTTTACCCTCCCCA